ATTGCTGCAGTCTTGACTCCTTCAAGAGCCACGAAGACCTTAGCAGCCATCGCAGCCACTCCAGCCATCGCCTTGACTGGACCCTTCTGCATTTCGCCGTCAATTTTATCGGCAGACTCACGCGCCTTGCTTTCAGCCTCTGAAAGACTCTTTTCGAGCTTGTCTAGCCTCGCTGTGATTTCGACGATCAGTTGTGCGACGGTGTCTGCCATTAGGCTTTGCTCATATTTCTTTCAACGAAAGCTCGATGATCACCATCTGCTGCTGAAGTGTTATTACCTTCATCGGCTATGGCTTGGATGACTCCTGACAATTCTTTCATAGTCAGTTCCATCGGGCTTCCAAGTCCGGGACAGATCTTCGCGACCGCTACTACGGTTTCGTAGATTGAACCGGCTCTATCGCTTTTCCCGATTGTTCCTCTGTGCCTTCTTCTTCAGTGCTTGCAGTGAAACCGAGCACCTGCAAAGCGAAGACTACAAGCCTATCTACCTCGATGTCTTCTAAATACTTGTGATCATCAGGTTCAGTTGAGTATTTCAAGACCTCGATAGCGCCTTGAAGAGTAAACGCGCTTTTCATCAATGTGGAAACTTGCCCCTTTTCAGCGGCAAGCTCTTTCAAGGCTGACATCTTTTCATTAGCTGGAACTTCGCAGTCGTTGAGGTTCTTGATCATCTCAAGACGATCCCTCTCATACTGCTGCTCCATCAGATGTATGACATCAGCTACCTTCGCTACACGCGCTCTGATTGTTCTATCGCCTTGGTGTATATCGAGATGAGTCAAGACCGTTCCTCCTGTTGACTTCGATGTCCTTGATCATGTGTGCTTTCACAGGACCGATCATAGCGACTGCAGTTTCAACTGCCTTGTCTTTGTCAACTTCAGGGTCAACACCGATACGTCGTACAGAGTCATCGTCCATAACGACCCGTACGATCCAATCCCTAGGTGTAAGAACAGGCTTTGAGTACATCAATCATCCCATGCGACGGTAGCACCATTGGCATCAGACATCTGGAAATTGAAAGTTACCGAGGCATCTCCTGCGACAGCCGAGTTGATAGAAATCGTATCGATAATCGCGCTGAATACGATAGTGCAGCCACTTGCAATCGTAAGCGTCATCGCTGCGCCCGCAGCACCGATCGTGTGCTGACCAATCTTTGAACTCTCTTCGCTTCCGAAAAGTGCAATGTCTTTGCTCGAACCTGTTTCCATGAATCCGCCAGCAGAACCCTGAATGTCAGGAAGTCCAAGCTGTCTCACCATGCCAGTGTTTCCGAATGAAGTGAAGTCATTCACGACATGCGAGAACGTTGCACTCCAAGTGTTGATAAGTGCTGCGTTTCCAGAAGGAAGCGCACACAAGCCGTCTTTACCCTGAATGATTGCCATGTCAAAGTCCTGTCGTTTGGTTTCCTGTGGCCTGTATCGTTACAGACGCTATTAGTTCATCATCGGCTCTTGTGACCGTGGTTCCTGAAAGTACAGTGAGAACGAGCCTGTCGAAGTTCGTCACAGACTCAGAAGAGGAATAGTGGAACAAAGCCACGACCTTATCAGAAGTCTTAGCTATATCTTCAACGCCGTCCTCCCATCTGCCGACTACTCGAATTTCATACAAAGCTCTATGCAACAATCCGCTGGCACTACCGAATCCCGGTGGCTCAACGCTTGTACTGACGTGATCGAACACCAGATAAGGATACTCGCTTGTATGCCTTGCATACTCTGCCGATATACGATCACTGACATCAGCAACGATTGACGCATCGCCTTTGATCGTGTCATACATGACCTTATCGAGTTCAAACGTCATGAGATGTTGAATCCCTTGCTAGTTGCGTACTTGCCGATTCTGAGCTTCAATTGTTCACGAACGTGCTTCTGAAACGACTTCTTTTTCTTGAGTGCCTTGACAGAAGGTAACAGATACGGTCTGTCCAACTTGTTCGGGTTCTCAAGGATTTCGGCGTATCGAAGCGCAGATCCGAATCCACCTTGCGAACTCTGCTTGAACAATACTGTTATCTCTTCTTTGCTACCTGCTTTGACATCGAGATTGGGTTGCTTGCGGGGACTTGAATTCTTCCCGATGTTAATCGGGCTTACAGTCCATGAGTTCCTGAGCATACCTGTTCTCGGCGCTGGTGGCTGTCCTTTCTCAGACGCCTGATGAGTACGACCACCCTTGAGTCGATAGACCGTTCCCGTGCCTTTCTGATTCAACACAGTACGAACTTTGTTCTGTAATTCAAGAGCAGTCATGTTCACCGCAGAAGTAAGAGCAGTTCGCACGACTTCGTTCAGTTCTTTTCGTTTGAAAACAACCTTACTCGACATTACAAACTCCGGTTGCTTTGCGCTGAAACGATCTGATAGTGAAGTCGATCACCTGCGACCTTGTGGCCCGGTGTCCGAATTCCGGTGATCTCATAATCAACGTCTTCGATCACTAACCGATCCTGTATCTTCAAGTCTGCGTTTCCAGCTAGATACAAGGTGACGTTATCGACCTGTACTTGTCGATCGTTTTCCCAGCCTTCGTTCGAACTTTTACTCGCGACGTAAGCGTTCACTCTGTGCATGTTCACAAATGTCTTCTTGCGAGTACCGACAGAGTCGACCTTATAGACAGGTCTCTTAACTCTGTAGGCTTTGCCTCGCGTTCTGACGATCTGTGAAATGCTCATCGAACCCTCCGATAAGGCGCGAGAAGATTCAGAATGCTTGCATGCCATTCAGCCATCGGTCGAAGACTGTAGTTGTAATCTCCAACACCTTCTCCGCTGATGTTCCTATCTCGATCTCTCCCCCTGAAGGCGTCACTTATGAGTTCGAACGCTGCTTGGACGAGTCCGTTCGGAATCGTGGAGTAGCCGCCAACGTACCTGACGTATACACTTTGGAATGCGTCGGGGAACCTGTTAGTAAACCTCTTCTCAGCGAACCGAGGAAAAGCATCGGCACGTAGATGAATAAGCCCGCGATCATAATCGACGCGATACTCATTTTCGTCATCTGAAGTGACTGTAAGTTGAGCGGTTGCATCAACGACATTGCGTCCTCCCATTCTGTGCAATGTGTAAGATGGCGCATTGTAGTTCAGGGTCGCCGAGAATCCGGTCGTTGAATTGATCCGCGTGACAAGCAATGACGTAGTGAGATTAGACGCGAACGCCCAATTAGTCGTTGTCGTGGAACCATCTGACGCGGTCCTGACGAGCCTGATTTGACTCTCTTCAACCGCAACTGTCGCGAGAAGATCAGTCGAATCACTACTACTGACCGACATCGAGTCCCTCGCGCCATACGCGATGAGGTCAACGCTGACAATAGGAGGGTTCTCAACAAGAAGCGACCGAGTTCCTCGCGCATCAATGTACTCCGAGAATGTTTGAGATACCAACTTGCGATCGCACCAGTTTTCAATCTGATCACTGACGTTGTTCACAAGCGTCTCAATCAAACTGTCATCAGTAGATGAGGTGATCCCCATGTACGTCTTAACAGCCTCAACTGTTGTAAGTGCGTTGTCAGCAAGTGTCATTAGGTGGTCACCGCTCTGAAGATTGCGCCGTCAGTACCTGCGAGTGAGGTTACGCTCGGTGTGCCGTGTCCGCCTTCGCCAAGGATCAAACCCATGCAACAGAAGTTGCAGTTACCGCTTGCTCCATTGCTGAAAGCAATACGCATGTACCGTTTTCGCTGACCAATCAACGGGATATAGAAGGTGGTTGCACAGTTGTCAGAATCTGCGTCGTAGGTGATCTTCGCAGATCCGTCTGCTTGCGTATCGCTCAACGCATCGCAACCTGGAATGATCGAAAAGTTGGCGTTGTTCTCTTCATCAGAAGCTGCTACAGGGTCGATATCACTTTCTTCAACCCTTAGGATATCGATTCCTGTTGTGTTCACGCTACCAAACCCGCATATCAGTATCACCAGACCACCAGCATTTCCGAACGTATCGACGAATTGACTGATCGTCGCATCAGAGTTGTTGATGTTCAGCGGCCTAGATACGATCACCGGAGTGATGCCGTCGTAGTTGTACATTTATTTGTCTTTCGTACTAAGTAGTTTGGAGTTAGCTCTAACGATTCCGGTCGCTGGAGTCCTATTGCTTCCAATTGTTTTACCGATGATGATTGCCGTACAACAAATGAAGTTGTTCCCACTCGAGTTTGTGTATTCGACAGTGAAGTATCGTTTCCTGTGTACCTCAAGAGGTATGTCGAACACCACTTCAGAATTGTCCGTGCTGCTAGTTGGTAAAGCGCCTGCAGATCCGTCAACTTGAATATCAGTAGCAGACATCAGATTCGTGTATGTCACGTTGTCATCTGATTCCAAGACTTTCAGCTTGGCTGCATCTCCTGCAGCATCACCCCAGCTAAAGATGATGACTAACTTGCCACCCTTGTAGCCGCTCGTATCAACAACTTGGCTGACAGACGCAGTCAGTGTAGAAGCTCCACGTTGCGGGCTTATGATTCCTATGACTTTGTATTGATCTTCAACCATTGCTATCTCGTAAAGAGGGGGAGCAGGAGCGGCGATCTCCCACTCCCCCCGGTGAAAAGGGTATTAGCTTGCGATCAGAATCTGCTGATGCGCACCATCGGTCGCGAGGGTGTCAAGACTTTCGTTCGCATCAGTTCTGCCAGTAGTCATGATGGCTACTGCACTTACCAGAACTGCAGCACCGCCACCGCAAGTCACAACGACTTGAAAGAATCGCTTGCGGCTTTCGGTAAGGGGAACATGGAACACGATACTTGATGAGTCTTCGTCTCCGCCAGCGAATGCAACTGATGCGCCAGATCCATCAGCGAGGTTACTGGTTGCAAGAACGCATCCAGTAACATCAGCAAATCCAGATCCAGTAACATCAGACTCTTGCAGACTGCAAGCAGTCAAAGTAGCAGAGCCTGCGATAGAGCCAAACTGAACAACGACCAGCAGTTCGCCACCAGATCGACCGCGTGTGTCAATCTGATTAGTAACCGGCAAAGACGTGTTGTTGATACTGATCGGCACGCCGTGATTCACGACAAGAGCTGTTTGTAGGTTCTTCATGGTCTATTCCTTTCAGAAGAATTAGTCAGCCTTAAGGCAGACGATTGGGCCAGCTTCTGAGGAAGTACCCGGAGCATGACAGTTAAAGTCAAATCGCTCAGTACCACGAACGACAATCTCGTCCTGCTCGAAAGCGTTCAGCGCAGAATCTGAGAAGCTGATGGTGTTCGAGCGACGATCGCCAAAGCACGATGCAAGTGAAAGATCACCGAAGAGAGCAGCGCAACGCACATTGTCCGTAGCAGCCGTAGAGTTACCATTCAAGGTCGAACTGGTGGGCATGACCTGAACAAATTCAACTGGGTAACCCATGAACTGCGCACGTCCAGCGCCATCATAGATGTCACGAATCGCGTTGCCTCCTGCGCCATACATCAATCTCTCTGCAGCAGCGGCGTACACACTCTTGTGCATGTACCACTTAGCGTTAGGAGTGTCAGCATAAGCAGGCAGCTTCGCCATGGTCTTGTTAAAGCTAGGAAGCAGCAAATCACCCGCAGTCGTTTCAGACGAAGAGGCAGTAAACACAGACTCGTTGCTGGTGACGTTAAACAGTGCTTGAATCACACCATCGATGCCACCGAAGGTAGAAGTACCGTCACCGAGGAATACACATTCGTCTTCCTTGAGTGCGAAGGCGTAAGCGATTTCTCCCGCCACGCTGTCGCCAAGATTGATGAGAGAATCTTCATTCAGCTCATTACTGATGGTCGTGAGAACCATGAGCTTCTTAGCGACAAGATTGACCTGCTGGAAGTTCTGAGTAGTTTCAGTACCGGCAGTTGCTTCACCAACAAA